AGGTCATCTCGCAGGGTATTAGGCATAAGAGGGTTATCAAGCCTAAAGGTAATCTGATCTAGTTGAGTTCTAGGCGTAGCTCGCAGGGCTAGATCTCTGGCAATGATGTCCTCAATATCTGCTGTGTGACGGATATTGGAATCAAAGGATCTTTGATAGCGTCCATAAGTAGTGATAGAAGCATCGTCTGCGGCTGAATATGTGCTGCCGTAGTCATTACCATAACGCACGACTTCACTATTACGGATCTTGCCAATCTGAAGGATTGACTTAACACTGGCAGGAGATGCGTAATTGCCGTCTAATTGGGTTGAGCCATTAGCTGCTAAATAGTTACTTCTGTGATCTGCGTCTGCATAGGCTATCCGCCCTTGCTTGTCCTCGAATAGGTTTCCGAGTCCACTATCTGCTATCTGTTGGACTAAAGTCTGAGTGTTGCGAGAATCTGCTGATAGGTTATCCATTTCATAAATACCAGCATCGATCTCGCCTAAACCTACATTTTCAGCATTAGCCCAAGTAGTAGTTGCTGGGAGATAATTGACCCACTGAAGGGCAGGTGCTACCTCTTGCCATTGATTACTCAGCAGATCATCAAGAATAATACCAATCTGAACACCATCGAGATTATGAGCAACCGCTTCTGTGTAGATGGCTTTAGGTAACTTAGCAAGCGCGCCTACTGCAAGAATCGTTCCTACAGTCACAAAGCCTGATTCTTCTGGAGTTCTGACTGAAGTGGTAAAGTCTGAGACTGTGCCACCGAATACAGGTACATAAGCCCCTGAAGTATCTTTAAGCTCTAAAGTGAGAAGGTCTGTAACATCGATGTCGAATAGTTCGTTAGTCGGGTTAATGATTTCCATACGAGCATAACCTGCTTGACATTGACGATCGATATCTATACGCCCAATAGTTACATTTACGGAAGTAACATTGGTATAGACATTAACTCCGACAGTGATCCGCCATTCTGGAAGCCATGTCATACTGCAAGAAGTCCTGTAGAGCTAGTACCGCGTTGATAAGATTGACGGATAGCATCCTCAATAGCCCGAGCAATTGCTTCTGGATCACCGATTCCGGTATTGACTGTGATATTAGTACCACCTGCGCCAGAACCTCTGCCAGTGTTCATGTTAGGGCTATAGCCACCAAGATCTCCCACTGACTTCTGGTAAGCAATTAGATCCTTTAGATCCTGTTCTGATTGCATATCTAACAAATCTGCAAAAGCATTGGCACGCTCTGCTGCTGCATCTGCGTATTCTAGAATTGAATCTATTGAAGCCTGAGCTGCGATCTCTTTAGAAATAGGCGCAATGAAGTCACCGACTGGAATACCTGAACCTAACTTTCCGCTAGTTGGAATTGGAGCTTTAGCCTGTGTAGAAGCCTGTGCAAGTAACCGAAGCATCTCTTGGATCTTAGCAATAGCAAGATCTAGATTGCTTTGATTGATTAAATCGACTGGCTTGAGACTGTCAAGGGTTGTCTTAATAGCAAGCATCTGAGTGTTTTGACCAGACAAAGCATTAAGCACTTTAAGATCTGCATTAAGTTTATTGGTTGCAGCAATAATGGCTGCTTCATCTTTAGCGGCAATAGCATCTTCTAGGGCAAGGATTGACTTCTTGACATTAAGACGAGCAGTGTCATTAGCGATCTGAAGAATCTGAGCCTGATTAGTTGTCTTGGCTAATAATTCAGCCTGGTTAGTAAGAGCTGCCGCAATCTGGATCTTATCAAGGTCAAAGACTTCTTCACCTTTGTTAAGAGCAAGGTTAGCCTTGTCAATGGCATTCTGTAGTTGCTTAGCCTTTAACTTTTTTAGTTCGTCTGCAGTCAGTTTGGTAGAAACTGAAGAAGTTTTTTTGATAATCTTAAATTGGTCTTGCAATGCTTTTAGGTGTTGATTATCAGATGACTTTTGCACAGCTGCTAATTGTCCTGCTGTTGCTGCGATTTCATACCAAGCACCAATAATAGGAATCATTCCTACATCGAACTTCAACCAATCAGGCAGCTTGTCATCAAGGGCTTGAATCTTCTCAATTAGCTTGCCAATACCGCGAATAACATTTGCAGTCTGAATAGCAAAGTTCTGCATGCTAAGGGCTAAGTTCTGGACACTGTCATCTTCTCCGAGACCTTTTAGGGCATCTAGAAGCCCCTCACCAATAATCTGCTTAGCATCATCGGCTGCGTTAGCCAATTTCTGCATTTGACCAGTAGGAGTGTTGGCTAGGTTCTTATTAAAATCTTTATAAGTAGAATCAAGTACCTTGACAAGAGCTGCTGCTCGCTCGGTTTCTGTACCAGATTTAATTGTCTTCTTAGTCTGTTCATCTAACACGAATCCAACTTTAGTCAAAGAAGCAAAGTTACCATTGAGAGCCTGTGCAAGACCATTGGTCATCTGCTTGAATTGATCAGCAGAAGCAGCTGCGCCCTTTTCTGCTGTTACATAATCAAGGATGGCAGGGGTAAGTGTTTTGATCGTGTCGATCTGAAGATTAAATGTTGCAAGCTGTGACTGAGTCTGAGTGATGTTTTCTTTATTAACTACACCAATGGCTTGCAATGCTGCTGCTTGATCATTAAGAGCTTGAACCTGTGCGTCTGTAGCACCCACAGTGACTTTGACAAGGTTAGCCAATCGCTCCTGTTGAGCCTGTGCTTCTAGGGCAGCTTTAACAGATGCCTTACCAAAAGCAAGAACCTGAGCAGTACCAAAACCAAGACCAATTGCTCCAGCAAGTTTTTTAACATTCTTAGTGAGCTTCTCTGTTGAGGTCTCCGCTTGCTTGAATGCTTTATTTCCAGTGAACTCCGCTGCAATGTCAATGACTACATTTGCCATGATCAGCCTCTCACGCTTGCTCGTTGGTTAAGTTTGTTAGCCGATGTTTGGATAGCCTTGATCACTGCATCTCTAGCTTTGCCATTGTTTTCCTCATAGGCGCGGTAAAGGACTCGACCTTCCATCTCTCGCTTGCCTTTAAGAGGAGATCTGTATTTATTATCTTGATTAACTACGAATCTACTATCTGGAGTCTTGCGCCCCATTTTTTCATAAATAGAGCCAGCAGCAGTCTTATTAAATACACTAGCAAGAGATCTAAAACCTCTTGAATTAGCCTTTGATGGCGTTGTCTTATAGCCAATACCTGACTTAACTACAGAAGGATTGAAAAAGGGAAAAGTTGCCTCTGACATTTGACGAGGCAACCATCCGCTTAGAATCTTTCCGCGGTCTGGAACATAACCTTTAGCCGATTTAGTAATTGGCACTAAGGCTGTTTTGATTTCTTTTTGAGTTTCTTTAGCAAGATCAGGAGTGAACTTGCGGAGAGCTTTGCGGAGTTCAACGCCGCCTTTGACGCTTGCTGGCATCGTTGTTCTCCTTTGCTTCATCCTTCAGACCTTGAACTAGAGCATCTAGCATTGTCTTATCTAAATCAATCAATTGCTGTGGCGCGATCCCCAACCTAATGCTCAAGCGAGCGATTAAGTAGGTGAATGGTTGATCGCGCTTTAAGCTAAAGGGTCTGAGTCTAGAACCTCAACACTCTTAAGTGTCTCGATAAACTCAATCCCGAAAGGCTTAACAGTTTCACCTGATCTGCGTGTGACTTCCCATGCTAGCCAATAAACATCCGTTTGCTTTTCCTCATCGCGGAAAGCCTTATGGAAACCCTTTTTTGCGTATAATTCAAAGGAATATTCAACCGCTGGGCTGATTTCGCCTTCTAATACACTTCCATCTGTACGAACGATCTTTAGTTTTGCCATGATTAGCCCCTTAATTAGTTAGTTAGATTATGCCCAAGTGCCAGTGATGGCGTAAGCAGTCTTGCTATTGCAAGTAAATGTGATGTCAATCATGGCTTCATCAGCGACAGCGCCGTTGATATCTGTAAGATTGTCCACAAACAAAGTACCGCTGTAAAGAACATTGGTTGCTGATACTACTGCTGAAGAATCCTGAATTGCTTGGAAAGCAACTGTTGATCCGAACGCAGCCTGTAGAGTCTGAAGTACTGATCCTGTTGCTGTGTCGTTCAAGAATGAAACAGTGATTGTATCAGCTGAGAGTCCACCAACGAATTGATGAGCTGTTGAACCCATCGCTGTGACCTCGATGCTATCAAGTACTCGGTTAAGAGTGAAAGCAGTTACATGATCAGAAAGATTGACTGTAGCAATCTTAAATCCGACCTTATTGTTTAAGAAAATTGCCATTGATTATTCCTCATCCTTCTTGGTAGTTACTGGCTTAGGTGTTACTGGTACTGCTGGAATCTGACCAATCTTCTTCAAGAAGGCTAGATCCTCTGGTGTTAGCTCTGACATATTAGCTCCAACTTGTTAGGATTGATACGGACATCTCGCAGCTGAGCAGTTCACCTGAAGCAGCATTGAGAACACTAGGCGCACTTACTGCGCTTACATTATAGGTCAAAG